TCATCAAATCTAGGAACAGGTTTTGGTTTAGGAACAGGTTTTTTCCCAATTTCCTTTATTCTCTTATCTATTTTATCAGGTTGTTTTGGTTTCTTCCTGATCGGTTTCTTCCTAATCTTCCTGATCGGTTTCTTCCTAATCTTCCTGATCGGTTTCTTATCAACACCTTTTTTAACTCGTCTTCTCTTCTTACCCTTTCTGGGTACAATAGGGATAGCAACACAACGACAGTTTGGATGTAAAGGTATCTCAGGTTCTATCTCACTCAACTTATATATTATTCCCTCTCTCCCTTCACATCTGGGACATACTCTATTATCTCCCGCCGTCAACCATTCGGCTTTTACTATTACTTCCTCTATCCCCATTGCCCTCATTTCCGCAATATTCGCTCCATGATGAGCCCTAATGACTTCTGTTCTTGCTAATGTTCTAGCATTGTTCCATCCCTTCTTATCAATAATTCCCTTTCCTCTCATCTTAGTCACATCGTAAGCCCCTTTTATCCCAGCAATCTCTCTTGCTATTGTTTTAGGATTCCACCCCCTAGCCATTCCTTGTGCCATCGCCCTTGCTATCGGAGCCTCCATCGCCTTTGTCACACCCTGCATTCCTGCATAAGTTTGAGTAAAAGCTAACTGTATTCTATCAACATGGAAAGGAGCATTGAACACTCCACCTAAACCCCCTGTTACAGTCACCCCTTGTTTTCTCAACTCTCCCCTTGCTCTTTGAACTC